CTTCCCCACGCTTGTTCAAGAGCGTAACGACATATGGCTGCATTCACTGCACACAATATAGGGAACGAAAGGGGATGCCCCATTAATTGTCCATTGACCATCTCGTATTCTTCGGGCCAAGCCCCGCCTGGAATGTCTTGTGCACATGCCTCCTCGACCTCGCGCCTCGTCATTGGTTGTCCAAATTCATCAACACAAGGTTTATATTTCCTTACTTGTTGAAGGGGTTTTATACCCTGGTGAACCTTCTCATTCGAGATGGTTGACCTGAAAAGTGATTGATCCAAAACCTTTAGAAGGTCCGGTTTATCACAAAACCATGATCGGCACAAGATCCGAGCCGCAAGTGATGAAAGCTTATTCGTAGCATCTTTGTAATCGCCACTCAAAAACTTCATCCCCACGTCCCAGTACTTGGTAACAATAGATTGTACCACGTCCACAAGACGGTCGCTTCCTTCACCTGTTAGTGAAAAGCAGGGAAATTTCTGAAGATTTTTCCACATATACCTTTGCCAAGGCATTAATGTAGAATAAACTTCATATTCTCCCACGCTTATACTTCGGAATTTGAAGGGTTCAGGAATTGTTCTCATCTGAACTAAAGCACCACCTTCCAAGCTCTCAAACAGCTTTGATGGATTGAGTAGAGGATTTCTATATATCCTCATGTCCTTCATCAAACTAGTTCCTAGGTCAGGAGACTGTAAACATGGTAGTCGGTAGAATTTTTCAAAAGAGCGTGTGTTGAATTCGTGATGATTTTTCCAATTCCAATTAGGCAGAGTTACCTCTGCTTGGTCGAAATTAGAATCATACGCAAATTCATCGCCACACTCTTGAACTACCTCTTCCACCATGTACTCATTTTTCCATTGATCTAGAGTGAAGAACTCAATATCATTTCTTAATGAATGATCATCAAAGACGTCCGAGTAAGAATACGAACATCGGGAATACAACAAATGCTCTCTGTCATAACGATCATAGCGAACGTGCCCAACAAGAGATGGAGGACTAATACGATAGTAAATATCCATTCTATCGTCTCTCCACAAACCCTGCTGAGAAAGGAATTCATAGGCAAAGCCACCTTGAGTTCTAGGTTTTTCCACACATGCACTCTTTGATAGAGTGTAGTTTGGAAGAATCCTGATCTTTTTTGGTGCTTTCTCTTTCAGTTCTCTCCCTGTCCTCGACATTTGATATTTAATTATGTCGTCCATAGGACTAGGTGGAGTCTGAAGAGCAACCATTGTTCCTTCATGAGATTCCCGCCAATCTCGGCAATCGAGTGGTAGTAAACTTTTTTTGAAACCTTGTAGCACAGTATTACGTGCCTCCAGTTTCCTTAGTCCACAACCCTCAATCCTTCGTAACAGACTTCGATTTGCTGTCCGATTCACGAAGAGGTTCCCATCTAAGCCCACTATAAACTCTGTCCTTGTCAAATGAGGCTGAGCTTCAACGCGGTTGAACAGATATTGTACGTGGTATTTGAGATTCTTACCCCAAACTCCATTCATATAAAGAATAGAGTTGTGGAGATCTTCCCATAAATACCACTCATCTGTAAATACTTTGTTATAACCCAAAGACCTCAAAAGATCGACTAGTCTATCTGTCGTATCTATCCCATATGAACAAATTACCGGAATGGCATCCACTAAGGGAGCACGATGACAACTTGTCTCATATAACGCCGAACAGTACCCTAGGAAATTACCTACGTATTTGTTGATTCTGAGAGGGCAATAATCCCCATACAGTTCAACAATAACGCGGTCCCAGAGCTCTGCTGATCCAATCGGCTCAGCGGTTCCAAAGCAGAACCGAGCTTTCCAGGTTTGAATCGCGACCGTGGAAAGGGCATTGATTGCTCTTTTTCTCTCGACGATTTTC